CAGCAGCGCCCCATAACACATAGACAATAGGGTTGCGAGGATTGTCTGCGACTTCTTTTTTCGCAACCAACTGTTCCAAGGCACGCATACCATGAACGTAATGAATAAAAGCGGCAGGATCAGAATCTGCTATGGCAGAGACCTTAGCCCCCGCAAGAATAGCCTCACCAACCTGAACAAGATCAGTACGATGACCAGGAGGAGGAGGGAGTTCACCGTAGGTCCAAGGACCTGCGATACGAGTCTCTGACTTAGTGCAATAGTCCCGGTTCTGAATCGGTGTACCACGAGCAACCTCAAGATGAGCGGTGGGCATAAACTGCTTCGCAAAATCAAGACGATGCTTAGTCTTGAAGCAGAAATAACCCTGTATGTGCTCAGTACCTTCTGCACCACGCTCCTTCTGACATACAAGATAAGTGATGAGATCACGAAAAGTAGGGGAAAGAGACCAATCGGGAGCCGGATTGTTAACAGTAAAACACCAGTGACGAGCAGGGGACGAACGAGCCGAAACTGCCATTTCGTCGGAAAAAAAATTTTCCATTTCCGGATCCAGGGATCCAAGGTTCCAGGGTCGCGGGTAATACTGTACCGCGACCCTTCCGGAGACACACAACAACAACCTAAATTTTTTTTTTTTTACTCCTCAAGATTCATTGACACCTGCTGTCCGAGTGTAGACCACATAATAGCAGATTTTAACCGAATAGACAATAGCAACCTCCTGTGCAACATCGCTGGTATCGAAGACAACATGCCAGAACCAACCAGTGGAAGGACCAGCATTGAGAGCAGATGTGAACGATTGGTCACGAGGGGTACGGTCACGGAACAGACGAGCAACAGAACAGTAGTTCTTGATCCAATTCTTCCGTGTATGGCCAGTAACAGCATCAGTAATCGAGTACCGACAGTACGGGAGAGTACGAAGATCAGAGACATCACCATAAGTTGGAGCGGTACCATAACGGTAGGGATAGACATAACAGTTCACCTGCGTGGCGGTCGATTCGTCGATCGTGAAGTTGATGGTAATGGAGGCACCAACGACGCGGACGGACCCGGTAGGGAACAAGGTTGCGAGCTCGTCGAAGCCGTAGGGCTGGACTCCGACACCTGTGTAGTCGGGATCGTAGATGTTGTTGGCTGCGAAGACGTGGAGGTTTCTGTAACCGTCACCGATCGTGGTAGATCCATCGAACCCATTATCGATGTAACGGAGCTTGAACCGAGCCGTCTGAGGAAGCGGATTCGCCCATTTACTCCCGAATTTAGATATCGACGGTACTCTGGTGCGCCTCCTGCGTAAGGAACGAGAGGGGTGGGGTCGCGCACGAGTGCGTACACGAGACGCCGCAGGTCTTCGTCTGAGAACTCGTCTGCGCCGACGGAATGGCATGACATGAGATGAGTGGTGGTTTATAGAAAATAAAAACCAGGAAAAAAAGCAGAAGGAGAAAAGTGGGACGCCACTTTTCTCCTACTGCGGAGCGAGTGAACCGCACTCAACTCGCGCGGTTTAGATTGATCTAAAACCGCGCGAGTTTCGCGCGGTTCCCTCTCTTCTCCGTAGGAGAAGAGAGGGAGAAAAAAGCAAAAGAAAAAAGAAAAAAATTTATGGGACTGGGTCGGTCCTCAAGCCCCACAAGGTTAGGCGCGCTTCGCGCGCCCGACCTTTCGGCGTTCGTCCCTCCCGCTGTGCAGCATCAGCGAGTTCCTATATACCAATAACCAGACTGAAGTCTAGCCTGAGACATATTTAGTAGCAGTTGCAACGATACGCGCCTCTTCTGACTCATCAGGGAAGGCAAAGATATAGTCGAGTCTCCGTGCAAGAGGCTCGAGATCAGTAACGTTGTGATACCAGTTACGGGGTTCAACATTCGAAGTGATGAAGACACGTTCCCAACGGGCATAGGTAAAACCTCCTTTAACCTCAAGCTGACACGAGTAGCGATCGAGCCAACGCAAGAGAGTCCTGAAGGGGACCCAACCCGAGAAATCGTCAATAACGAGTACCGGTTCTCCATCATATCCATCAAACCAAGCGTGACCACCAGGCACGAGAGAAAACGTGTACACAAGAGACTCAGCGTACAGAGAATGAGGAAGATAAGTCTTCCCAGTAACAGCAGCGCCCCATAACACATAGACAATAGGGTTGCGAGGATTGTCTGCGACTTCTTTTTTCGCAACCAACTGTTCCAAGGCACGCATACCATGAACGTAATGAATAAAAGCGGCAGGATC